AAATTTTGAAATACTTTTTCTGCACCAGTAAAACTACTTCTAAGTGTATCATTACCAGTAATAATAGAGCTTCTTGCATCTGCAAAAGATAAATCTACTGCTTGAAATGCTAAGTTAGCTTCTTTAAAACCTTTTTTAAATATTGCTGTACCCATACCATTTGTATATGCCTGTATTAATTTACCAGCTGTACTCATCAATCCATCAACAGCTATAATTCTGCCTATGTCTGCTATTTGTGTGATACCAGTAAGCATTGTTAAGTTATGAAAAATTTTTAACATGGTAACTGTTTTAAAATAATAACCATTAGGATTTTCTGGTAATCCATATTTATTTTTTACTAAAGCAACAATATCTTCCATCTTTTTTAATTCTATGTTGTATCTAGCAACAAATTCTTTTTGTGCTAGTCCATAATAGTTACTACCTTGCTTCAATAAATCTTCTGATACTTGTATCATTCCTGGTGCATATCCACTTTTAGAATCATAAAACCATCCAAAACCATATGGATCACCAAACTTTTCAGTCATAGCTATATCAGGTGCTATTGATCTAAAATAATGTGATGCCATAATCTGCATATTATCTTCTATGAATCCAGCAGCAAATAATGGTCTATAGTCTATGTCTTTTAAGTATCTAGTTTTTAAATGTTTTGAAAAATATCCACTTTTTAATTGATATAACATACCAGGCTTTACATTTTTAGGTCTTATTGGTGCAGCGTCAGGACTATAGTTTTTAAATGTATTTACTATATCCTCTATCTGTGTTGGAGTAAAAACAGCAACACCATTTTTATCTCTTGCTAATGACATTTGTCTTGCTAGTAGAGAAGAAAATTCTGCCCACCGAGTTGATATTTGGTCAAACTTATAATTTATTGGTACATAATAAGGATCATCTAATTGTTTTGCTAATTTAATATCTAATGCAATATTTGCTTTGTATGCTTCTGCTTCTGCTCTAGTAAATGTTTCTCCTGTATTTGGGTTTTTGTATATTTTATTTCTTGGATTAGCAAAAAAACTATCTAATACATTAGCAAATTCTTCTTTTTTTATTTTTGGTAACATAAACATACCAAGTTGATTTATTCTTTCTCTTATTGGACCAAAGTATTTATTGCCTATAAATCCAGCATATTCTGCTATCTCAGATATATCATGTGTATTACCAGCTAATCTTGCATAAGTTACTTCTCTAAAAACTTCTTCAGGTGTAAATACGCCTTTAAATTTTAATGAAGAAAATCCTTTCCAGTTTAGTATTTTTTCTAAACCTTTTCTTTCTTTACCTTGTAATTTAGCTGTAATTCTTTGTGCTACTCTATATCCTTCTTCTAAAACTTCTATTAGTTTTGGTCCAAACTGTAACATTCTCATTTGCTCTACACTTGTTGGACTAGAAATATTTTCTGTATAATTAAATCTGTATGGCAACGGACTTGTAAATAAATTCATAGCAAATAACTTTCCTGTTCTACTACCTGAATGTATAAAAAAATCTAATGGAGATAATATTTGTGTTTTTTTTGTTAAACCAGTTACAAATGCACTTTTTAAATCTGTATTTTTATATGTTATTTCATTCCATTTCATATTTTCAAATAGTTCATTTTGAAATTTTCCAAAATTATATGCTTCTTGATCCATTACTTTATAATCATCAAGCATTGTAGTACCTACTCTTCTAATATCTTTTCTATTATCTAAAATTTGTTGATATGCAATCTTGTTTATTCTATTTTCATATGCAGCTTTAGTTTCACCTTTTCTTCTTCTATATGTTTTGTGTGCAAACTCATGTCGCATAACAAAATCTACCCATTCATTAATATCTCGGAAATCACCTTTTTTAAAAGGTATAATTTTTTCTCCATTTATTGTGTTAATTTTAAATGGTCTACCATCTTTCCACATTTGTTTTATACCATCTACATCTATAACCATTTCATTTTTATAATGGTTGTAATATGCTGGTATATATTTATTACCTATAGTTTTTCCTTGACCTAAAATAATATTTATATCTGGATATTGATTTTTAAATACTTTCATTAATGCACTAACATTTTTTGGTACTCCAGGATTAATAGGTTGTTTATATGTTGCTGGATTTTGTGATGCTATTTGTCTAATTGTAGTTCCTGCTTCTGTTCTAGTAACATCAGATAATTCATCAATATCTATAATTTTACCTCTATCATTAGAAGGATCGTATCTATACTTACTATATCTTTTATCATACTTGTTAAGTATAGGACTTAATTTATGTAATGCTCCTCCTACACCTATCATTACTACTGCATCAATATATGTTCTATCTCTATCAGCAACTTGTTTTAATGTTTCTTCAGCAATCATTAACTTACCAATAGTAGAAAATTTATTTTGTTTACTACCAAATACTGCAAATCTTAATGGTCTACTTAATAATAATAATGATGATGGATCTAATAATATTTCACTAACTAATCTAGTAGCATTATAATATGGATTTTTAGAATCATTAGCTTTTTGTAATAAACTAGATAATCTAAAAGCAGATTCTTGTGGTGATCTAGAATCAAAAAACTTTTCAGGAAACTGCTCTATATATCCATCTAGTTGTGGATCTGTAAATGGTGTATACTCTCCAGTAGCTTCATCATTAAATTTAGAATAATTATATATATTTGGTACTACACCAATCAAACTTCTGTCTGATATAGCTCTCCAAATTTGACCAGGATTTGTAAAAAACTCTCTAGTATATTTTAAATTTTGCTCATTAGATCCAACTTTTTTCTTTTTTGGTTTTTGAACAAAGGTACTTTTGTCTTTTATTTTGATACCTTGATCGCCAAACTGTAATGTTTTTAAATTACTCATTTACTATTTCTTTTGCTTTTTGACTTAATAATTCAGGCTTAAAGAAATAATCAAAGAAACTATGTATTGATTCATTAGTATATAAATTTCTAAAATATTGTTTATCTGATTGATAAACTGCATTTTCAAATTCTTGTTTATTTAGTTCAGGATTATCTAATAAAATCCTACTAAAAAATGCTTTTTGAAAACCATTAAAATTACCAAACTTTTCATTAACATAATCAAACACTCTATTTTTTGTTGCATTATTATATTTTTTAGGATCAATATTTAAAATTTCATTCATACTTGAATTTATATTATTGAATAAATATGTTTTATCTACTTCTGTGTTAAAGTTTTTATCTTTATAAAAATTTTGAAACTGTGAATATTTATAAAAAGAATCATCTGCATAAAGTTCTGCTAATAATTCTACATAGTTTTCTTCTATATCTATTTCACCAGCTTTTTCTGCAAACCAAACAGATACAGGAGCTATAAACTGTGCTTCAAAAGCATTTAAAAAATCTATCTGTCCATATTCTTTAGACTGTGCTAATTGTACATTTTTTCTTAAGTTATCTATAGTTAGCATACCTCCTGCTGTATATATATTTGGATTAAATGCAGCACCATCAAAAGATATTGTATTTATTGAATCAAAGTTTTCAGGTTCTAAGTATCCTGTACCACTATTTTGTACAACAACATCATAATTTGCAGCTTTGCCCATACCTCCATCTTCTCTGTATAATAAATATATATTTCCATTTTCAATAAGTTCATTTATCTTTTCTAAAGATGGTATAGATATTTCACCATTTGGTGTAGTAAATTGATCTGATAATTGTTCATATAATTCGTGATTTGGATCTTCTAATATTCTTGTTAAGTTATTATATGTAAATGCAGCTAAAGAGGCTTGTATATCTTTTTTTTTTATGTTGTCATGTTCTTGTTCAACTCCCATAAATCTAAAAGAAGTACCAGGTACATTATCCATAAAACTTGTCATACCAAAATTATCTTTTTCTAAACTGTTAAGGGCATACATTAAAGATTTTTCAAACCTAATTTTTCTTTGTTCATCATCATCTAAAGGCTCGGATAAATATTCAAAATATTGCATAGCTCTTTCTAAAATAATAGATTCAACATATGGTTGATTATCTTCATAAAACTTTTTTGCTTGTTCATAGGCTTGTGCTTGATCTCTCGCTGGAACAGCACCAAAAAATTTGTAACTATAAAATCCTTTTTCTATTGATGATGCTTGTTCTCCATCTGGTCCAAATCTAACTTTCCACATATCAAGCATACTTTCTATAAAAAAGTTTTTTAAATCATTTTCTTCTAAGCCACTTACAAAATCTCTATTATTTGAAACAATAGTATTAGTATCATCTTTTGATCTTTCTGCTTTTTGTTTCATCATTTGTGAAATTATATTCATAGGTATACCTTCTTGTTTATATTGACTTGCTGCTTGATAAAATTTAAAAGTATCTTCCGACATACCTTCTGGTTTAGTATAACCACCACCAGTTAAAAATTCAAAAGTTGGTAATCTATTACTCATCATTTCTGTAATATTTTCTGTTTCCATTTGTAATATCTGTATTGGTCCAAAGCTATTTAACCAATCAGAATAACCTTTTGGTATGTATTCTTCATATTGAAAAACCTTTGCTATAGTTTCCATAGTTGCTTCGTCTGCATTATCATAAAAATTAATAGTGTCTTGATAACCAAAGTTTTTAAATATTGTATTATAATAACTATCCATAATATTATCTTTACCACCCATAAGAGTAATTTCATCATCAGATAGTTTTTCATTTATTGCAAAACTCATTCTTGTTTCAGAATTTTGAAACTGTGTTTCTATTAAATTTTCTAGACTTTCAAAAAATACTTGACTTGTTTTATATTTAGCATTGTTAAGACTAACTAACTTTTGTATCTTTGCATCTGTAATTTTTAAATTTAATCCATCAGGATTTGTTAAATATGCTTTCATTTCATCAAAGGTTACTGTTCTTGTAAAATTACCTGCTGGTCCTTCTTTAGTTATAAAGATGTCAAATTTACCATTAAAAGACTTTAAATCAGAAAGACTTGTTTCAATTTCTTCAACTAAACTATAGTTTGATACAGCTTCACTACTATCTTGTTCTGCTTTTTTTATTAAATTATTACCTTGTATTTTTGCTACATACTGATTGTTCTGTGTGATAACTTCATTCATTACTTCTTCACCAACAGACACTCCAGTTTCAGATGTAAAGACATCATAGTTTACACCTCTAGCATTATTTTTATTTAAAATATAATCATTTTGAAAATTAGCATGAGCTAAATTAGCTGCTGCCATTTCTTCTGGATCTTGTACATTTACATTTTGATAAAAAGCAGCTGTAATTGCATTTATTCTACTTGTTTCTAATTGTTTTAGTATTTGTAATTCTTTTACTTTTAAGTCTGCACTATTCATAGCACCCTGACTAAAAGGCTCTAATGCTTCATACCTTGATTTAAGAGATCCTAGTAACTTTGTAAGTACAGTACCATTATACTCGTGTATCATATCCATAGCTACTTGTGGATTACTAGCTGATCTAGCTATGTTCATATATTCTAATTCAGCATCTATACCAATATTATTATACCAAACATCAAATTTGTTTCTGTTTTCAGAATAAGTAATGTTGTTACTTTGTTCTCTTAGTATTTCAAAACTTGTTATAAATTTTTGTTGAAACCATCCATCAGCTGCAATCTTTAATCTTTCAGGAGCATTTGATAATATACTTTCATTGTAAGCATAAGATTCAGTTGTAAATTGTTCTAGGTTTGGATTTTCTCCTGATAATAAAGCATCATTAACTTTGTTATTTAACCACATACCAGTATTATATTCGTAATCATTCATCCAATTTGCATCATAAAGTTTTGCTTGTGCTTCACCAAATGTGTTTAGTGAATCAGATATTGGTTGTGTTATTCCAGTTATATTTGGTACAGCAACATCTACTACACCCATTCTTGCAGCAGTTGATGATGGTGATACTGTTGTAGTCGGTTGTACTTTTTGTATTTTAACCACGCATAATCCTATTCTTAAATCCTATAATTTTTTTACCAAATGTTTTTTCATTAGCTCCTCTATACATATCATGGTATTGCCATCCATTTACTATAGTAGTAGAAGCATCTACTAAAGCTCCTATTGTAGAATATCTAGCATTTAATTTTTCATTATATATAGCTCTATCATAACTTGTAACTATCTTGCTTGTATTAAAGGCTATATTAGATAAGTCTTGCTCTAATACATTTCTAATATCTTGTTGTATAGCTAAAAAACTTCTACTCTCACCTACACCACTAGCACCTTTTACTGCTCTGTTATTTGCTAGTATTTGTTCTACTTCTCTTCTTCTTGCAAGTTCTGCCTGTAATCCTTCAAACTCTGCAACCTTTGCTTCTTGCTCATATCTTCTAGTCATTTCAGCAGTTGCTGCTCTTTGTGCATTTAACTGCATCAAAGTACCAGCAGTACTGATACCAGCTGAGATCATAAACATAGTTGCTGGTGTAATAGCTGACATTAAAATACTACCTCTAAAGCCATACCTAATAATTTAAGTGGTAATGGTTCTGTTTGTGTAACTTTCACAGTTGGCGATCTATCATATCCTAAAAAATAAAATTCTTTTTTACCAGTCACACTAGCCACCGATTGAGCTACATTAAAGTCTACTTGTCTAATAACTAAATTTTTTGCAGTTTTATCTGATGCTTGTAAAGCTACATTAAGTGTATCAGATACATCTATAACTGCTCTAGATATTCTTTTAAACTCTCCTGTTAGAGGTCCATTTTGGACTTCTTTATCTATTGGCATAGTTTCTAATTGTGGACTATAATTAAAACCTATATTAACACCAGCAGGATGGGCTTCATTTAAAGTTATTGTATCAGATCCTGATGTAGTAAATACTCCTAGTGCCATAGTACCATCAACAGCATATACTGATGTAGATGTCAAGTGTGTAGGTGTATTATGTAATCTTCCTTGAACTATAGTAATTACAGCATTATCTGATGGGGTAGCAGCAAGAGCCTGGTTCAATACTAAAGTGTATCCAGATGCTGTAGCATTTACTGTCTGTATAGTGTATTCTGTACTGTTTCCTGCAATAGATATAATATCATTAGGATTAGGTGCTGATGTATATCCATCTACATTCAGGGTTGATCCTGATTGGCTTCCTCCATTTACTTTAGGAGAACCTTGTTGATTTAATGTAGTTACACCAGAACAGTCTAATGTTAATGAATCATCATCAGCAAACTTCTCTAATGTATATATTGTAGATCCACCTATAACTCTAGATACTACACAAAATAAATTTTCATTTACTGCACAAATGCTTGTAAAGTTATCACCAGATCTTGTACTCCATGCTGTCCAACCAGCTATCTTTTCAGATCTAATACTATGAAATAATGCAAGTGTACCATCTGTATTTGTAAAAAATGCAAACTGTTCTGGTCTTGTAGATGTACCAGTAATCATTGTCATATCTACTGGATTATTAATTACTTGTGATGCTAGTATAGATATAGATGTAGAAGCATATGCTGTTTCAACATCTGAATATAAATACTCTCTAATAGCTTTACCATTTTTCTGTGCATATAAAGTAGCACCATCAAATATTACAGGCTTTGCTCTATTACATCCATATGGTGTTTGCCTCATAAACACAATGTTCGATGGTGTAACAGCTGATGTATCAGTAGATGTAGGTACAAAAAATTCACCACCATCAGTAAATACTTGTAGATTTCTAGAACTAATCAAATGTCTTATCTCATTAATTCTATCAGCTGTAATTGTTACATCTATAGCATCATCTGCATTACCTGATCCTATTTCAAAATTGAAATATTCTCCTACTTTAGATCCTATAACTGATGCTGGTTTATCTCTTACACCACCAAAATATAATCTATTATCATGAAATGTAACTGCTTGTGGAAATCCTCTAATAGAAGATATAAGTTGTTCTGCCCATACAAAATGAGGACCAACAGTATCTACTTCTTCTAATACTGTAACTGTTACTACAGTAGCACTTGTATATCCTGTAACTTTTACTTGTTTACTATTTACTAATAAATATGTTCCAACATATGCACTTGTAAAAGCACTTGCACTTGCTGTTAATGTTCTACCAGTACCAGCTGTTTTATCAGAAAGAGTTACAGATATTGTTGAATCTGCATACTTAAAAAATGGTTGTGTTGTTTTATTTGCACCACCTACAGATACAGTTTCATCTTCTTCAAATGTAAATAAACTAACTGCAAAATTAGATGCAGAGGTTCTAACTATTTTAACTATAGGGTTATTTCTATGTACTATAAATACAGTATCACCAAACTGTGCATAGTTTAATTCAAATAACTGTGCTGTAGTCCAGTTACAATTTGTAGTTATATTTGATTGTATAGATGCACCAGTACTATCAAAAACATCTAATCTATTATTAGATAAAGAAAAAACTGCCATTTCATCATTTGAAAATATAAATGGTATAATTCTAGAAGCACCTGGTAACTGTGATTTAAATGTAGTTCCAGGTCTACGCATTAATCCACCTTCATCTAATAGATACCAGTTTCTTAATGTCTTTGCTCCATTAAAATATGCTGAAGCATCTGTTCTAGCATTTAGTAATGGATTAAGTTCACCACTTGAAAAGTTGGTATATACAGTTCTGAGAACATTAGCCATTAATATCCTCCAGTAGTTAATCTATCCTGTATAAACCTTTTTGTATTAAGAACACTATTTGTTACTTCTTGACTATCAATGTTCTTTGCTATTCTCATTTGGTTTTCACCAAGTGTTTCAAACTGTTGTATCATAGCAGCATCTCTTGCTACTGATCCTGCAAATATTGCTGCTAGTTTATATTGTAAAGCTAATTTAAAGTACTCTGGGAACTCTGCTTCTACTTGTCTAAATATATAATCTGCTATGAGTGTGTTAGTAGATCCATAACTATTTACAAATATTTTATCTCCATATCTAGCATATTGTATTGGATTATCATTAACTGTAATTGTATTTAAAACTAATAGTTCAGGACTTGCTGGTAGCTGATAAGCATATTCATATCTGCCAGTTGGTGCATCAGCTAATAAAGAAAGTTGTTTTTGTTCTGTAGCAAACTTCCATCTATGTCTTGATAAACAAGACTTCAGTATGTTTTCATACATATTAGAAGCTACTAAGGCTTCTGTAGAACCATCATCAAAAGATGATATCGGAGAAGCTCCGATCATTATGATAGCTCTTGCACATATATCTACTTTAGTATCTGCCATGAAAAGAGAGGGGGGTATAAAACCCCCCATTCACATTATGATAATAAGGCAGTTCTTACTTGTGTAGCACTAGCTGTAGTTACAATTAAAATATCTACAACTGCGTTTGAGCCACCACTATTAACAATGATTACATCACCAGCATTAAGGTCGCCAGTAGATGCTAAAAAGTATTCATTGTCATCAATAGTACCAATAGCATCACCATCAGTATAATACCAAAGTGAATTAGAATCTCCCATTTGGGATATCTTTTTCACAGGATTAGTTGTTTCGTATGCCATGATTATGCCTCCCTACATTTCTGGATTCTTACACCATCACCATCAATAAGTACTGCACCCATTGACATATATGATGTTGTTAGGTGTGCTACCTTTTCAGGTATGTAGTTTACTTCTGTTCTCACATCAGAACCTACACCTAATCCTAGAGATGATTTATGGAAAGCAAGTGTGAATCTATCGTTTGATCCATCTTTGTGTAAGCCACTAAATGCCATCCACATGAAAGTAATCCATCTTTTAGCAGTTAATGTGCCGCCAAATGGTAAGTCTGCTTCACCAACATATTCAGCTCTTGAGAACTGATCTATGTCTAGAAGGTCTGACCATTGTTTTCCACCAACAATCCAATACCTTTGTCCATCATCTGGAACATCATTTTCTTGGAAGATCTCAAACACATTCTGTGCTTTGTCTAAGTTCATACCAGTTGTTGATCCAGCTGAGTTATGTGCTAATGCAGTTGCGTTAGCGTCAAATGTATCAGTGATGATAGAATCGGTTTTTCTACCAAGAGCATATGCTGCATTTTGTGCAACAATGTTTCTCTCATCAATGTTTACTTTTAGTTCGTCTAAACGATCCACATAATCAGCAGCGTAGAAGTCAGATAGTGTTGCAGTTACATTAGAGTGTACAGAGTTCATAGCGACAACCTCAGCGTGTCTTGCTTTAGTTGAAGCAGAACCTTTTGCTACTTTTTGAAACTGAACAGTACTTCCTTTTACATTACTGACATTACGGACCATATTCTTGAGCTTACTGCCCATTCTTTGATAAGCCATATGCACTTCTGCTTCGAACTGCTTTATAAAGGCTTGATCTATAGTCGCTGTCATTGTTTTTCCTTTCGTATTGTTCTAAATCCAAGTTGTCGTTATAAACTTTGTTATGTTGTCCAAACTGGGCATCTTCCAGTCTATTTCGGCTTGTTATGTGAGATATATTATATTTTTGTCATCTTTACAAGACCAGAAGCAATAAAAACATTGACATCCCCAAATGTATAAGATCCATCTTCTTCTTCTATATATGATGCAAATGTCTTAACATAGCTTTTATCTTTAGAATATAGATATGCTTCTGTCGTAATAACAGCTGGTTTTACCGAATCCATGTCATTCTTTGACATCCATTCACTATGACCAGTAGGATCTTCCCATTTAAATATGTACTTTTTAAAGGGAAAATCTTTCTTTTTAGCCATACTTTTTTTCGTATAGCTTGGTTACTTTGTTATAATATGCTTCATCTCTTTTTGCTGGATCGTAATATCTAGGATCATTCATCATAGATCTAAGATCTGTTTCATCAAGTTCAGCATCAACTACTGTGTTTGAATTAGGTAATGGTTGTGTTTTTGTTAAATTCATTATTTCTTCTAATGCTTTTACACCTTCAGCTGTACTAGCCATTTTTGCTGCAACTTCATATGATTCAGGTGTTAAATATTTTTTTGACCATAAATCAGCAGCTTCAACACGACTATTAGCATTATCACCTAACTTTTGCATTTCTTGTTGTGTATCAGGTAAACCAGCTATCTCATTGTTTACAAAAGCATTTACACCTCTGTTAAACATTTCTTGTGATAAATTATTTTCTCTACAAATAGCTGACCATTCTTTTAACAGTTCCTGATCTTTATTAACTTCAATGTTAATATGTTCTGGCACTTCAGGTACAACTATTTTGTATTCTTCAGGTACAACACTTTTTCTTTCTTGTTCTATATCTGTTCTTATTTGCTTAGATAGTTCATCTGTTCTCATACCTAGTTTTTTTTCTAAAGCATTGTAAGAAGCTCCAAGCTCTTCAACTTTTATTTCGCTTTTATCTGTATCCCAAAACTTTTCTGATATATATTCTGGTCTACTAGGTGCTTCTTGTGGTGCTTCTGTTGCTGTAACAGCTTCTGTAGTTTGTGTGTTTTCTTCTTCCATTAGTTCTCCTTATGTGCTTCTATTCTTTTTTTGATAATAAAATATAAATATCTCATTCCCTCTAAATGCCTTAACTGGTCATTTGAAACATCTCTACCAGCTACAGCTTCTACTGTAATAGATTTTAAGTAATTTAAAACCTTTTTTCCTAACTCTGTTTTAAAAAGTGCAGCAATATCACCATTTAATTCTATTTCTGCTTTTTTAGATCTTTGGAATCCATCTATACTATAGTGGTATCCCTCAGGTTTGTTGCGTATCTGCTCCCACGCCAATTTGTCCTCCTTGTGCTTGTTGTAGTTGTTGTAGTTGTTGTACTACTTGTTGTTGTTCAGCAGTATCACGAATTAACTTTTCTGGTAAATTCATTTTTTCTGCTAAATATCTAGCTACTTCTTCTTGTTTTACTATTAAGTTTAAAACTTGTGGTCCAAATGTTTGACCTATAGTAGCATTAAATCTGTTTATATCTGCTATGTCTTGTTCAAACTGCGCCCTAGATAAGGGTGATTCAGGTATAATTTTTATTTCTTTGTTATCCAAACTAGGAATTGTAATCTTTCCCTGTTTTTTAAGAATGTATATTATTCTTTTAACTAAAGGTTGTATAAACTCTGATTGCAATCTACCAAATGAAGAACCAATCTGTCTTGATAAGTCTGCCATTCTTTCTGCTACTTCTGTAGCTGACATAGGTGTTCCTTTTGTTGGACCAAGTGTATCCATATATAATGCTTTTCTAATATTGTTTCTCATATCTTCTAACACTAATTGTGCTACATCAAATCTACCAGCAGCATTAATAGGTTGTAATCCTCTTGATCCTGGAGCAACAGGAATAATAGTTCCAGGCACTAATGCAATATTATCTGTATTAATTACACCATCATCTTCTAGTTGATAGATACCAGATATATTCATCTGTGCATTTTCTAGTATTAGTTCTACTGTAAGGTTTGTAGTTTTGATTGCTGCCATAGCATTAAATACTGGACCTCTACCATAAACTTCACCACTTGCTTTGTTCCATCTGAATGTAATAAATGGATTTGATCCAGCACCTTCAAATTGTTCACTAATAATTATTGCTTCATATTCTTTTATACAAACAACATAATCATAAACTTCTTTATTAGGATCTGAGTAGTTTCTCATTGTACCCTCTATAGCTGTTACTTTTTGATCTGGGTTATTACCCATAATAGCTAAAAGATTTTCATCAAGATCTGCATTAGGATACAAAACTTTTAAATCATTTATGTGAATAAATCTTTTTCTATAGATGCAATCTATTTTATTATCAGGACCACTATTCAAAGTTATATGTGGTAATGGTATAGAATTAAATACTATGGGATTAGATGCTGTACCTTCATTTACAAGTAAACATCCTGTACCAATAGCACAGTCCATAAAAGATTCATGCACTTCCTGATTAAAATTAGAATTGTGTAATACTTCAAATATATAGTTTGTTATATCATCTAATTCTTTATCTATTTGTGGTGATAAATCTAAAGGTATTTCAACACCTGATTTTAAGTGCATCCATCTACCAAATGTAGGAATCATAGCTGCTTGTAATCTACTAGCAAACTCTTGTATACCTACTACTGCTGTTTCATCAAATATTCTATCTGTTCTTTTTTGACCTGGTGATTCTTCATAAAATGATTCTCTGCCAGGCATAGTATATTCATATGCTTCTTCAAACTTTGTTTTCCATACAGATTTTAAACCCTCTGCTAAACTATATTTTTTTAAAAATAATTTAGCGTTCATCTCTGACATATTTGCAGATGTACGATAACTATTATATTCCATTAACCTGATCCACCAAAGGTTTGTGATATAGTTGAAAACAATGATCTTACATTACCAGCAAGATCTCCTTGTCCACTTGCTGCTCTTCTTCTTTTTCTTTCTGCTTCTCTTTCTGCTTCAGTCATTGTATTAAATTCATTTGCTTCTGGTGGTGTCATACCTTGTGTTTTGTTTTTGTCTGGTACTGGACTATCTGAAAAATCATAAAAACCTCTAGTTGATGTACTATTAATATAACTAGAGTAAGGTGTTTGAGAATTAGATAATAATATACTTGGAATTAATGGAATACCAGCTAGTGCTGTAACTCCAGCTAATCCCATTTGAAACTTTTGTTGTGATTCAAACATTTGTTTTGATAAAGGTATTCTATATCTATTAGCTTCTCTGTATGAGCCTCTAGTAGTATCTGTAAATGTCAATCCCTTATCTGTTTGTACACCAGCAGTAAAAGATCCTGTTTCTTTATTGAGTGTACCTAGACCTTGTGATGCTAAATATTCATTTCTAGCTTTTTGATATTCACTACCATACATTTGACCAGCAACATTTTCACCTTGTGTAGCAAATATTGCATTTCCTGTTTGTGTAATACCTAATTTTTCTCTAGCAAATTCATCTGCTTTTTTACCAGCTCTTTTTATCTTTGCATTTTGATTTATAATATTTGGTGTACCACCAGTAGAAGCAGCCATGCTAAAGTTATTATCTTTACTAGATGATGCTGATTTACTAGCTCCCATTATGTTTGTTCTCCATCTGTATAAAAACCTTGTCCACTTGCTCTACTAAATAAACTTCTTTGACCAATAACACCTTTTGCAAATCTTTCTTTAAATCTTTTATCTTTTGCTTCTAGCTCTTTTTTTTGTCTTTCAGCTTCTTCTCTTTCTTCTTTTAGCTTCTTTTCTAGCTCTGGATCTGGTTTGTATTTTGGTGTTCTAAAAATGCCCATTTAGTGCTTCCATTCTTTACTAAGTATTTATATAACTGAAAAGGTGTAATAATCAATCTATTTATTCCAATTAATCTCATAACTATTGTTACACAACTATGTTCTCGTAACCATGCTGCTTGAAATAATCTCCATTTATGTTTGAATCTTTTAGTTTTTAAAAAGGTACCATTGTTCGATAGTATATATCCAAATACTCTATCTACTTCATCACCTTGTAAAATAGATACATCTAGTCTTTTGTGTATATGTTCTAAAACAACCCATACACCTTTTTGGGTATCATAATAACAAGCTCCACAATGAGCCATGCCTTTTTTTCTAAATATGTGATACCACTCTTCATTAGGTGGATCATAAAAGAATACTAACCATTCTTTCGAAAAATATCCCATTTACCTCGTTTATTTATACTATTTCTATTAAATATATCCCAAGAACTGTAAACATTTGTAACAGCTGGTTTTTGTGATCCTACTGTCAAAGATCTACCTTCTCCAGCACCTAGCATCAAATATTGTAGTGCATCATGGACATGAGAGTATTTATTCTTATTTGGTCTATCTTCATACCTTTCACCTGATGTCTGTATTCTTCTATAGTGATATCCACCAAGAAACCCTTTTCTTAGTTGTTTACAGGATGGCGATAGTAAGAAACCAGACTTACCATCAACCATCCTATTTAATGCAGCTTCTACTGATTCTATTCGTAGAGATACATCATTTGATGGAGCTGGAAAGGCTTGGATACCTTGTTGTCTAAGTATCTGAAAAGGAGTAGTTTCATCTGTTTGCGCCCTAAAATCTCCAGCTGGATCACCAAATATCTTTAAATCTTTATCTGCACAATGCTTTATTATTTCATGTTTAAGCATTTCACTAAACTTTACTGTACCAATATCAAAACAAACTAACTCATGGTTTATTATCCATCTGCCATCAGGTAGCTTTTGACCAAACACAGCTGATGGTGTAAGTCCAAAGTCTAAACCTATGTATACTGTAGTGTTTGCAAACTGTATATCTTCACTAGCAATATGTGTATCTTCTCTAAAAGAACCATATACTAACTTACCATCTTCGATAGTTCCTAATCTATTAAGTACATAAACATCTATCCATGACTTTGATTTACCCCTAATAATATTAGGATAATAATTTTCTGTAACATTTTTAATATTTTCAGCTGTCGTATTGATGTCGTACCCCTTGATCTTATCATCTTCTTTTAGTTCAATCATTCCAGGTGGTTGTACAAAAAACTTCCAGTTGTCAGGCTTAACTAACATCAATGATTCTTCTTGATTCATATGATCTGGTACTGGTACTTCCCCTGACATAATAGACCACCAATGATCTTCATCTGGTGCGTTGGTATCTGCTATAACACCATACCATGTAGGTCCACCATCTTTAACTGCTGGATATCTGCCTACACGCATAGTACAAGCATCTACAATAGATTTAGGAATCTCTCTAGCTTCATTAATCCATACTCCTGTTAGTTCTAATGATAGTAGTTTTTTTACATCTTCTGGTCTATCTAATGCTAAAAATATAACCTCTAACTCTATATCATTGATGTGTATATTATGGGTAAACGGAACTGAGTAAGTAAAATTACCAAATATATTTTCTGGAAACCAATCTAACCATGTTTTCATGGTAGTAGTTTTTAACTGAGGATTGGTGTTTCTGATTACTGCCCATCTAGATTTTTTCTTACCATCAGGAGATGGTTTTTGTCTGGCAGCTCTTCTAAATATTTCTATACAACAAGATACTGATTTACCTGATCCTACTGGACCTCGTACACCTCTAAAGAAGCTATCATCCTTCATAAAGGTTTTGATAACTTCTCCAGGTGCTTTATAATCTAGTCCACTCACACATTATTGGAATCAATACCAGCTTTGATTAACTTATAAATAGTTTCAGGTAGTAATGATTCTATAAACAGATCTGCTTCTTTATCGGTAATAAGATCTTTTGGATAGTGTGCAAAATGCACTTTCTTTACTATCTTTCTTAATCTCATACGATCTTGAAAAGATATCTCGTCTTGTGCGTATTGCTGTGTCATACAGCTTGAGCAATAGCTATTATAGCTACAACTAAGATAGCTATAACAATACCTTTACCTTTTTTGTTTAAACGATCCCAACGATCTAGTATTGTTTCAAACATAATATACTCCTTACTTTTTCTTTTTACTTGCCATGATCTTTTTCTTTAAAGCTGCTGGTAAGTTCTTTTGTTTACCTTTTAACTTTTTAGATCCATTGGTTTTTTTCATACCATGATACATTAGCTTACTCTCCTATATGCTCTTGTTTTTGCTGCAATAGATTTAGGTTGCTTTACAAACTGCTTCCCTTTTCTACTACCCTTTCGTTTAGCTCTAGTTGTTCTAGCATACTCTTCAGGAGTAAGTGCTTTTATTGCTGCCTCTGGTAAATATCTTTCACCTGTCTTAGCAGATGGCTTTCCTGACTTTGTACGCCACTTCTGTTTAGTCCACGCCTTTAAACTGCGTTGTGATTTAGCTAGAGCCATGTTTCTTTTGTATATTAAATTTTGCAGTTAGACTAGCACCTTTATGTGCTTTGAATGGACCACTATGCTTCATTAGCTTGTATCCACCATTCTTTGTTTTCATCCAATGGAAACCAGCTGGAGCTTTAACAGACTTCATCATTTATAACCACCTCCTGCTTTCTTATAAGCTAGTGCTAACATTTGCGCCTTCCTCGCACTCCATTGTCCAGGCTTCCCACCTTTTCCACCAGCTTTAATTCTATTAAATATTCTTTTCCTCATGCCTGGCTTTGTATAGTTACCAGCTTTATTAACTGTACTCACCACTTCACCTTATTTGCCCAATATGCTGCTGACATATTTCCTTTGGCTATATTTTTTGCGTGTCTTGCCTTAAAAGACTTT